CAGTTACAGCCGAACAGGCCAGCCGCGATGGATTTCGTGTGGCCGTGATAGAAAGCCGGGCACACATTGGTGGTAATTGCTACACTGAAGATGACGCCACCACCGGCATCAACATACACAAATACGGTCCGCACATATTCCATACCAGTAACGACACCATCTGGAACTATATACAGCAGTTTACTAAATTTAATAACTATCACCACCAGGTGCGTAGTGTTTACAATGGTCGCACCTATGGTATTCCCATTACCCTGGATACCATCAATAGTTTTTACAACGAAAACTTTACGCCCGCTGAAGCTCGTCAATTTGTTGAAGCCATGCGTGTTAAAAATCCCAACCCACAGAACTTTGAAGAACAAGCATTAGCCTTGATTGGACCTGGCTTGTACGAAGCATTTATACGTGGCTATACACTCAAACAATGGGAAACAGATCCCAAGGATCTACCAGCCAGTGTTGCTCGTCGCTTGCCAGTTAGATTCAACTATGACAACACCTATTGGCAAGACACTTGGTCAGGCATTCCTGTGGGCGGATACACTCCCATATTTGAACGCATGCTGGATCACGAAAACATACAGGTATTTTTAAACACCGATTGGTTTGATGTTGCTGGGCAAGTCAAAGACAAGTTGGTAATCTATACCGGCGCCATTGATCGTTACTACGACTACTGCTATGGACGACTGGCCTGGCGTACCCTGGACTTTGAATTTCAAACCTTCGATACCGGTGACTATCAAGGCATTGCGGCTATAAATTATCCCGATGCAGCAGTACCTTACACTCGTTCAATTGAACATCGTCACTTCCATCCAGAACGTCGATATGATCCAGATCGTACCGTGGTAAACTTTGAATACAGCCGAGCCGCCCAGCCCGGTGATGTCGAATACTATCCGGTAAATCGTCCTGCGGATCGTCGCTGTTTTGAGCAGTATCGAGACCGTGCTGATCAAGAAGCCAATGTGATATTTGGTGGCCGCTTGGGTGAATACATGTACTACGACATGCATCAAGTGATCGGTAGTGCCCTGAGTGCATACCAAAAGAAAGTCAAAATCCGTTTGACTAAACAGACAAATTAAAGTAAAATACTATCATGACACAACATGCCTTTATTGTAACTTCTGCTATCAATAGCAAATTTGGTGTATTTGATCCGGTTAAAAGACTGAGTCAAACTATAGATACCATCACCAGTATCAAAAATAAAATTCCTACAGCTAATATTGTTGTGATGGAATGCTGTGGCGAACCTATCCGGGACGATCAACGTGCAGAATTGTCAGCACATGCGGATCTTTTTGTTGACTATAGTCGCGATGCTGATGTGCAGGCCCTATACGAAAACGACAACTGGGACGTGGTAAAGAACGGAACTGAAATCATGTGCTTTGGTCGTGTGCTGAATCAATTACGGGACAGCGGTTATTTTGTACAAAACAAAATTGATCGCACACACAAAATGTCCGGGCGTTATGTACTAAACGACATGTTTGATCCTGAAACCTATGAACAACTGGCACTGGAAGATCGTATCATTATTGGTCCCAAGTACCGCAGTCAATTTCCACCTGAAGTAACACAGCAGGCCTGGCAGTACATGGCACGTCTATGGTCATGGCCCACTTCACGCTTGGATGAAGTTATCAAAGTCTATGAAGATAGCCTGGTGTTCTTTGCTGAACGCCTGGCCGCCGGTGGTTATGTGGATATTGAACATGTCTTGGCAAGATTCTTAAATCCTGACCATGTACACGAAATACAAAACTTGGGTGTAGAAGGACAGATTGCGCCCAATGGAAGCCCGATCAAAAACTAATGGAAAATTGCAAATCAATCACTGAGTGTTTGGCCTGTGGCAGTCAAGACCTGATCAAGACCCTGGATCTTGGCGAACAACCATTGGCCAACAATTTCAAAAGTGATCCGGCACAACCCGAACCTATTTTTCCCTTGGCCATTAATCGTTGCGGGCATTGTAATCATCTGCAACTTACACACGCGGTGGATCCTGCCATCATCTACACACATTATCTATACGTATCGGGTACCAGTCAAACCAACAGAGACTACATGCAGTGGTTTGCTGGATTTGTCAGCGAACAATTTAACGGTCGTGCCAAGTCAGTCTTGGACATTGGTTGTAATGATGGCACACAATTGGACTATCTAAAACAGGCCGGCCTTGATACCTACGGTGTAGATCCAGCAGAAAACATCTGGCCCACATCCAGTGCTAATCATCGGGTAGTCTGCGGATTTTGGGACGAGGCCAGTGCGGCCCAGCTGGGGCCTGATCAGTTCTGTGCTATCATAGCACAAAATTCGTTTGCACACAATCCTGATCCTTTGCCATGGTTGGTCCTGGCTAAAAAATACCTCAAAGATCAAGGCAAAATTTTTATACAGACCAGCCAGGCTGACATGGTCATCAACGGCGAATTTGACACTATCTATCACGAACATGTGAATTTTTACAACGCATACAGCATGAAGTGCCTGGCAGAACGTGCTGGCCTGCATCTAATTGATGTGGTCAAAACTCCCATACACGGCAACAGCTATATTTTTGTCTTGGGCAAAGAACCCAAAAATACATTTGGTGTACAAAACGCCTTGGCCATGGAACAGTCCCTGGGCCTACAAACAGCCGGCACATACCAGGCCTGGGCCACAGGTGTACATGCACTATTGGACCAGATCAAAGATCAATTGGCCGAGTTCAAAGGATTTGGATACCACATTGTTGGATATGGTGCTGCCGCCAAAGGCATGACTCTGCTGAATGCCAGCCATATACACCTTGATGCAGTCATAGATGATAATCCATTGAAGCAGAATCACTGGTGTCCGGGCACTGACATTCCAGTGGTCAGTAGCAATTATATTGCACAGTTACCCGCTGACGACATTGTGGTGTTTGTTCCCCTGGCCTGGAACTTTTACACAGAAATTGTAGGTAAAATCAGATCTATTCGTGCCAGCAACAAGGATATGTTTGTACGCTATTTTCCGACTATAACCACTGACTTTTATGACAATTGAATTTCGATTTCCTGTAATCGAATTAGTTGACAGATACACTATAGCTCGTGTAAAATACAAAAAGACCTCGGGTGCCAATCAGGCCGAGCTTGATTTTTACCAACAGCAGATAGATCAGCTTGATGTTGAATTGATTCAGGCAGAGTTAACCGAATTAGAAAACGTACACATGCGCATTTGGGCCCTGGAAGATGATTTTAAAAAGTGTCGCATTGACGGTGTTGACCTGTCTGAAATTGGGCGCCGTGCATTAGAAATAAGAGATATAAACAACTATAGAGTACAATACAAAAACGCCATGGCAGACAAGTTAAACGACCCAGTAAGAGAAATAAAAAAGGACCACACCAGTGAACATTGAAACTCCAATCACTATCTTAGTCAAGCGACGTGCTGCCCTGGGCGACGTGGTAATGAGTACAGGTGTGGTACGCGAACTACATCGTCAGTACAACGGGCAATGCAGTATTACGGTAGAAACAGAATTTCCTTTGGTCTACAAAAACAATCCTTATATTGCAGATCTTCGCAACTGGGGTGAATGTAATCCTGTGGACTATGACATTGTGTACAATCTTGATGATGCATATGAACTGAATCCAGCCAATCATTTTGTATCCAGCATGTTTGCTCGTGTGTTTGGTACCAGTTTAGGTTCAATGAATCAAGCACCAGATCTACACCCTGATGAGCAGGACAAGTATACGGTAGACCAAGATCTCAAAGAAATTGGCGACAAGTTCTTTGCAGTTCACATGCGTAACTGGCACTGGGCATTGAAGAACATTGACATGGATACCTGGCTTGACATTTTTGTCAAGATATTTGAACAACGCACTGACTACAAAATTGTTACCATTGGCGGACCCACAGATCTCAGTTTAGAGCATCCGTTGATTTTTAACGCCAATGCTCGCTACACTCCTCAGCAGTTGGCCTACCTGTTAGATCATGCCAGTTGCTTTGTGGGCATAGATTCAGGCCCATTTCAGATTGCTGCCGCAAGTAGCACTCACGTGATCGGCCTGCTAACACACAATCCGCCCGAGTATATCATGCCCATACGCAGGATGGATCCAGGATGGCATTCAACTGCTATACAGGCCGAGGTTGAATGTGTAGGCTGTAATGTCAATCAGGCCCGGCCGGTTAGAGGAATTGACTGCATACACGGAGATTTCCGTTGCAACAGATCCTGGAACACGCAACGAATAGCAGATGCAATATTAGAACAATTAGGACAATAATGGAAACAATATTTGAAGTACCACGACTTAGAAAAGGTCACAGATTAGATATCATTGACACCAGTGTTTACTGGTTTGAAATGGATCATGCACACGAAGGCTATACCGACTTCCTGGACATGTTTAACAATGCCATAGTTGTCAACAACTGGCATAAATTTATTCGACCCGGCTCTACTGCCATTGACATCGGCGGGCATTCTGGAGATACTGCTATTCCCATGCAGTACCTTTCACGTGGTACTGTATTGAGTATTGAACCTAACCCACGTATCAAACCCTATTTGGATTTTAATTGTGCGGTAAATGCACACCTGGGCAAATTTGTTACCGCTGGCTATGCTGTTACTACGCAGGACATTGATGCCTTGGAAATCTTTGATCACAACAATGATCTGTGCAATGGCGGAACCATTGACCCAACCTGGAGTCCTGAACTGCAAGCACGTATGCGTGGTATGTCGAGTAAACAGGTCACGGTACCGGGCATGACCTTGGAACACATCTGTGAAAAGTATCTAACAGCTGAAGAAATTGACAATATTAGTTTTATTAAAACCGACACCGAAGGTCACGATGTCAGCATCTTAGAATCTAGTGCTGAGTTGATTGACCGTATCAAGCCTGTTATCTATACCGAATGGTTTTTTGCCTACGGTGATGTGGAAAACAAAAAAATGTTTGATGTAATTGCACAACTAGGATATCAGGCATTCAATCCCAAAACACTGGAACCCGTGGCCTTGGGCGCAACACCAATTCCAGATCTCTTGCTGATTCACCAATCAAAAGTTGATGACTACATTCAGGCATAGTGGCACCGCTGGAGATACCGTTTATAGTTTGGCCGCAGTCAAACGTATGGGCGGTGGTGAATTCCAGATCGGTATCCGCAACTTAGAACCCACTCTTACTCGCTACGGCTATCGTGCCGAAGAGTGTGACCCAGCACACCGCGGCCGTTATACCGAGCAAGACTATGCCATGTTAGCTCCCTTGATCGAACGGCAAAGTTACATCACCGGTGTTCGGCCCTGGACCGCAGGAGATGCAGAACCTGAGGTGGACCTGGATGCTTACCGCGGAGTAATGTATCGTACATTTGAAGGCAATATTGTGGAAAGTTATTTCCGTACATTCAATTTACCGTTTGCCCCAGCTGACTACTCAATGACCTGGTTAGAAGCAGATCCAATTGCCGAAGCCGCTGTTGTTGTAAACTCAACTCCACGCTACCGAGACCCTGAAGCACACAAGACCTGGTTGTCAATGTGCCAGGACGCAGATTTGGCTCAAAATGGATTGTTTGTTGGGACTCCGGCTGAACACGAAACCTTTGTGCAAAATACCGGATGTCACATACGTTATCGCCCGGTGCAGAACTTCTTAGAATTGGCCGGTCTTATTGCAGGTGCGGATTTGTTTTTGGGCAACCAAAGTATGGCCTACAGCATAGCAGTTGGTCTGGGTAAAGCCTGTGTGTTGGAAATCCATAAAATCAAACCCATGCAGTATAGTGAATGCTATTTCCCCAGAGACAACATTACCTATTTTTGAGAGATAAATATTTTTGCGGTAGTTGTTGACAATGCCGCAATCTTGTAGTACAATAAAAAAACAAACTAAAATTTATTCATTTTTAAAAGGAGAATCATGATGAATCTAAAACCGCTATCTGATAGGGTCGTAGTTCGCCGTGTTGACAGCGAGTCTGTAACAAAAGGCGGCATCGTAATTCCGGATGCAGCTGCAGAAAAAGCAGACCAAGGCACGGTGCTTGCTGTTGGACCCGGTCGACGCAACAAGGAAACCAGTGAGTTAATCGCACTGGATGTTGAAGTTGGCGATCAAGTGTTATTTGGTAAATTTTCTGGTCAGACCGTAAAGGTTGACGGAGAAGAACTATTGATTTTACGTGAGGAAGATATCCTCGGTGTAATTACAAAATAAGGAGAACTACAATGGCTGCAAAAGACGTACAATTTGGGAATGATTCCCGTAGTAGAATGGTTGAGGGTGTCAACATCCTGGCCAATGCTGTTAAAGTAACACTAGGTCCTAAAGGACGCAACGTGGTTATCGAACGCTCGTTTGGTGGCCCTGCTGTTACCAAGGACGGTGTAACCGTAGCAAAAGAAATTGAGCTACAAGACAAATTACAAAACATGGGCGCACAGATGGTCAAAGAAGTGGCGTCCAAGACTGCTACCGACGCAGGTGATGGTACTACTACAGCTACCGTACTTGCACAGGCAATTGTCAAAGAAGGCATGAAGTATGTTACTGCCGGGCACAACCCAATGGATCTAAAACGTGGTATTGATCGTGCCGCTTCAGCCGCTGTTGAAGCACTGAGCAAAATTTCCAAGCCATGCAAGACTAGCCAGGAAATTGCACAGGTTGGGTCAATCAGTGCCAATGGCGATGCTGCCATTGGTAAGATGATTGCTGATGCCATGGACAAGGTAGGCAAAGAAGGGGTGATCACCGTTGAAGATGGCAAGAGCCTACATGACGAACTAGACGTTGTAGAAGGTATGCAGTTTGATCGTGGGTATCTAAGCCCATACTTTATCAACAATCAAGACAAGCAAACCGTGGAACTAGATAATCCGTTTATCTTGTTGTTTGATAAAAAAATCACCAACATTCGCGATATGATTCCGGTACTGGAAGCAGTTGCCAAAGCAGGCAAACCCTTGCTGATCATTGCTGAAGATGTCGAAGGCGAAGCACTTGCTACTCTGATCGTTAACAACATGCGTGGTACCGTCAAGGTAGCTGCTATCAAAGCACCCGGATTTGGCGATCGTCGCAAGGCCATGCTGGAAGATATTGCTATCCTGACAGGCGGACAAGTTGTTGCTGAAGAACTAGGCCTGACTTTGGAAAAGACCACAGCTGAACATTTGGGTATGGCTGGCCGTGTGGAAATTTCTAAAGAAAACACCATCATCATTGATGGCGCAGGTGATGCCAAGGCAATCAAGGCACGTGTTGCATCTATTCGTGTTCAAGCAGAAGAATCCACTAGCGAATACGACAAAGAAAAACTTAATGAACGTGTTGCTAAACTAGCAGGCGGTGTAGCTGTCTTGCGTGTTGGTGGTGCTACTGAAGTAGAAATGAAAGAGAAAAAAGATCGTATTGACGATGCCTTACATGCTACCAAGGCCGCTGTAGAAGATGGTATTGTTCCCGGCGGCGGCGTTGCTCTAATCCGTGCCAAAAACGCTATCAAAGACTTGAAAGGCGATAACCTGGATCAACAGGCTGGCATCAACATTGTGCTACGTGCCATGGAAGAGCCTTTACGTCAAATCGTAAGCAATGCCGGTGAATCAGCAGATGTAGTGCTTAATCAGGTTGCCAACAGCAAGGGCAACAACGGGTATAATGCTGCCACTGGCGAGTTTGTTGACCTGGTTGCTGCTGGAGTTATTGACCCAACTAAGGTTGCTAAAACAGCTCTAGTAAATGCCGCAAGTGTTGCAGGTTTATTGTTGACTACAGATTGTGCAATCTTTGACTTGCCCAAAGATCCCAGCAATCCACAGCCACAAATGCCTAATATGATGTAATGCAGGTATTAGCACAGAAAACCCGCTAAGGCGGGTTTTCTTTTGGCCAAACGTATAAATACTTGTTAATAGTTCAGGAGAAACACTATGGCAATTACCGTAGTAACAACTTGGGGAAGCGTAGACTCCCTCGTCAACACAGCTTCCCAAGCCACCGTTGATGCATTTTTAGTAGAGTTAGTAAAGGCTGGAAAAATGCCTACCAGTTTAGGCACACCTGCCAATGTTACGGTTGTAACAGATTCAGGCGATACTTTTACTCGCACAGCCAATGTTTCACTAACATTCAATGACATTGATGCAGCAAATTCCTATATCAGTTTTATTGCTAATCTAAATCCACTGAGTACAACAATAGTATCATAAGTTAGTGTACACTAACACAAAACCCGCTGAGGCGGGTTTTTTGTTGACCTTAAAAGGCCATAATGCTATAATTGTTTTATGAAATATTTTGCATATGGTATGAATACCAACCGAAGCCAAATGGCCCAACGATGCCCTCAGGCAGTTAGCCTGGGTGCCGCCAGTTTAGTTGATCATGAATTCCGTTTTGCACGTCATGCGGATATTGTTCCAAATCCTGAGTTTATTGCTCGTGGAGTGCTATGGGAAATAACCCCCGACTGTGAATTGGCCTTGGACGCATTAGAAGGTTATCCTACCTATTATCTAAAGAAAATCGTTCGTGTATTCCACGATGGAAAATCCATTCCAGCCATGACATATTATATGGCCGGTGATTATCCAGACGAATTTCCTGCAGATGGATATTTAGAAATGTTATTTGAAGGTTATCAGGAACACGGTGTAGATACCACTCAAATATATAGCAGTTTAGCCCTAATTGAACAGATCGATAAACGCAGAGCAGAAGCAGAAAAAACCTATTTTCAATATTTTAATTAAGGATAGTATGATTATCAATACAGAATACAATGATGCATTTCCTGAAACTCAAGAGTTTACTGACTGGGTCAATTGTATTGATTATGAATATAATGAAGCCGATAATGTTCCAGCGTTAGTGCTTACTAACAAAGACACCGTGGTGTTGCATAAAGACAACACTCAAACCCGCGGATATTACATAGGGCTAGACCGCAGTTGATCCTGGTTGTGCCATAATGGCCAAAATGTTATAATACTTGTATAGTGAATAACAAGGAACAGCAATGAGCCAGAACCATTTAGCAGATTTATCAGTTGAAGAGTTGCAGAGCTACTTGAGTGACTTCCACAAGGATTTCTTTGGTTTTCGTCCACGTTACGCTACTCCTGAACAGTGGCGTGATCGTGAGTATTTAGAAGCCTCCATCAATGCGATCCATAATCAAATGGACCGGATGAAAGAAACACCAGCAGGCCGTGCAGAATTGCGTAGCCAGGGTTGGGTAGTAGAAGAGTCAGATTTTGATGTGTTGGAACAGGCCGAAGAGTCTGCCAATGCTGATGCAGTATACTATGGGGCTTGACCCATAATTGCCAAAATGTTATAATAGTTGTATTGTTAATAAAGAAGGAGCTAGTATGTCAAATGTATCTTTTATTCGTATTAAATCTGGCGCATATCGCACTACAGATGTGAGCGGTCAGGTGTTTCAATTGGTCGAGCAGTTTAAACAGACTGCCAAAGGTAACTATGTTACCGTACGAAATGGCGGTCGTTTTCCCGGCTTTCCTGAAGACATTCGTGTTAAGGTAGACGCTATGAGCGATTATGATTTTGTCAGTGAAGCTGAGTTTGTTGACGCTGGTAATACTCCGTTACAAGAAGCCGAGGCTGTAGAAACAGCTGGCGAAACTGACGACGAAGTGATTGAGCGTATTCGTCAGCGTTTTGAAATCCTAGACGAGATGACTACTGCTGCTACCAACGGCGACATCCGTGCAATGATTGTATCAGGTCCCCCAGGAGTTGGTAAGTCCTTTGGTGTGGAACGTATTGTTGAGAAGGCCTGTTTGTTTGACATGGTTTCTGGCAAGCGTTTACGTGCCGAAGTTGTCAAAGGTTCAGCTACTGCATTGGGCCTGTATACTACACTTTACAAGTATTCAGACTCAAATTGCGTGTTAGTGTTTGACGATTGCGACTCAATTCTTGTTGATGACGTTGCACTCAACCTGCTGAAGGGTGCTCTGGACTCTGGTAAGAAGCGTAAGATTTCATGGTTGAGTGACTCAAACATGTTGCGTCGCGAAGGCGTTCCGGATAGCTTCAACTTTAATGGTAGTGTAATCTTTATTACCAACTTAAAGTTTGATCAAATGAAATCACAGAAGTTGCGTGATCACTTGGATGCCTTACAAAGTCGTTGTCACTACCTGGACTTGACACTGGATACCATGCGTGATAAGGTACTCCGTATCAAGCAGATTGCCAAGGATGGTGAGTTGTTTGCGGAATATGATTTTGAGCAAGCAGTACAGGACGAAATCATTGAGTTCTTGGAAGAGAACAAAAACCGGTTCCGCGAAATGAGCTTGCGTATGGCAATTAAGGTAGCAGACTTGCGTAAGAGCTTCCCACTCAAATGGAAGGCCATGGCTCAAGTTACTTGTATGAAAACGGCCTAAGAATTTTTTGGGTCAGTGGAAATTGACCTAAATACACTTACCTGTAGTTCTATCTAGCTCCTGAACTACAGCCGGTTTTAAAGACCGGTTGACCCTGGATAATTTATTCGGGGTCTTTTTTTGACTTGATATATAAACTATGTTATAATAACATTATGCCAGCCACCACATATTCTTATTCTTATGTTGAAGACTACATTGAAATTATTGCTGGGTATCGCGATGCCAGTGGCAAAAATAAATATAGTATATTTCAACTACCTGAAAGCCTAATTAACCTGGCCAGATACGACGTCAAAGTCTTAGAAAGTTTTGCCGAACAAATCAGAAACAACGTGGGATTTACCGACCGTCAGGCCAAACTTGCCACAGACCTGGTGTTAAAATACGAACGTCAACTCAAACGCAATCAAGTAAGTATTGATCCAATAAAGACCAATGCACAATTTAAATTGCCTATTCGTACCATAGATCGTAGTACCCGTGTCTGGATTGAAACGGATAAGATCATGATCAAATTTCCATACAGCACAGAACTAATTGATCTTATACGTACAGAAAGCAAGACCAGCCTGGGTAGCATACATTGGGATCCTGCAAAGAAATACTGGACAGCAGACTTGACCGAATACAATCTAAATTGGGTTTATGCGTTTTCCAAACAACAGGGATTTGAAATAGATCCCGAGGTGCAAGGGCTAATGGATTTGATTTATCAAGTTGAACAAGAAACTTATAGTATTCAATTGCGGTTAGGCAATCAACTATACATTACCAATGCTCCTGGATCTCTGCAAGAATATGTTGCTGATCAATTGGGCGGGTTTGATGTTGACAATCTTATTCGTCTGGTCGACCATGCTCCTATTGTTGGGTATTCAGTTGATCAGGCAATTGAACAAGCAGTAATCAGCAATTATGGTCCAAGATTTTATAGCCTGTGTGCCAATAGAGAACTCAAGGTAGATCCAACATCAGCACACCAGGACCAAGTTAAAGAAATTGTTTCTTATGCTGCCACAACGAATCGTTGGCCCATATATGTGTATGAGCCCGATATGAGCGATAGGTTAATCATGCAGTTGATTAGGCATTTTGATTCAGACCAAATTGTTAACCTAGATCAAAAAGAATCAGTCACAGAATCGACTAAATTAGTGTATGCACGTAAAATACCCAAGACACCCGTAGACTCTATTCCATTGCTGATCAGCTCAGCCGGTATGTTGTTCGGCGGCGATCGACAGGTTTGGCTACAAACAGCCAAAAAGGTTGTGTATTTTACCAAAGACGTATATAATAAATCAAAAAAAGGACTTGATATTTGCAAGCTCGACTAATAATTAAAGACGAAGTAAATGTAAAGATCGAAGGCTTGGATCTTAGTGATCGCACAGCCTTGGTCAAAAAGTTCAAATACGAAATTCCTGGAGCACGTTACCAACCCTCAGTACGCTTGGGACGATGGGACGGCAAGGTAGCTTTCTTTCAGTTAGGCGGATCAAGTTACATCAATCTCCTGCCAGAAATTATTGCATACCTGGAAAGCAAAGGCTACGATATTGACATTGAAGACCTGCGCGACTACTCAACCACGTTTGCATTTGAAGAATTTACAGAAGATACATTCAGCCACATTGTATGGCCTGCGGGTCATCCACAGGCTGGACAGCCCATTCGGTTCCGCGATTATCAAGTTGAAATCATCAACAACTTCCTGACCAATCCGCAGAGCATACAAGAAATTGCCACCGGAGCAGGCAAGACCATCATGACCGCGGCACTCAGTAAAAGCGTAGAGCCATATGGTCGATCAATTGTAATTGTACCCAACAAGAGTCTAGTAACACAAACAGAAGCAGACTATATCAACCTGGGGCTTGATGTGGGTGTTTACTTTGGCGATCGTAAAGAATGGGGTAAAACACATACTATCTGTACCTGGCAAAGCCTGAATGTCTTGCTGAAGAATACGCAGGCCGGTATTGGCGATGTAACTATACAGGACTTTATTGAAGATGTTGTCTTGGTAATGGTCGACGAAGTACACATGGCCAAAGCCGATGCCTTGAAGACCTTGCTCACAGGTGTATTTGCACGTGTGCCCCTGCGTTGGGGACTCACAGGAACTATTCCCAAAGAAGATTATGAACGTGTGAGCCTGTTGTGTAGTCTAGGATCAGTAGTGGGCAAACTAAGTGCGTCAGAGTTACAGGAAGCTGGACACCTGGCCAACTGCCATGTGAACATAGTGCAGTTGGTAGATCACGTTGAGTACCGGGATTATCAAAGCGAGCTTAAATACTTAGTAACCACTACAGAGCGTATTGCCTATCTAGCACGTTTAATTGAAACAATCAAAGAGTCAGGCAATACACTCATCCTAGTAGATCGTATCGAAACAGGTAAACTGCTACAGGCAGAACTGAGTACTCTGTTTAGTCTACTCAAGGAAGGCAAACCAGACGTGGCCTTTGTTAGTGGTGCAACCAAAGCCGGAGATAGGAAAGAAGAATATGATGACGTTGCGACAAGTACTAACAAGATTATTATTGCTACTTATGGTGTCGCCGCTGTTGGTATTAATATTCCTAGGATTTTTAATCTTGTGCTGGTCGAACCGGGTAAATCCTTTGTCCGTGTTATCCAATCAATCGGCCGGGGTATACGCAAGGCGGAGGACAAAGACTTCGTACAAATCTGGGATATTACAAGCACCTGCAAATTCGCAAAAAGACACCTGACCAAACGCAAGCAGTTCTATAAGGAAGCCAACTACCCATTCAGTATAGAAAAGGCCACGTGGCAATGAAGATAGTGGTCTGTGGTGATAGTTACATGACCCAGGATACACGTTGCCCTGGTGGGCATTTCAGCGAAATGTTGGCACCACACGAAGTTGTAAATCTAGCACGTGGTGGAATCAGTAATACAGGCATTTGCTTTCAGCTTGAACAAGCGGCCAAGTTGGCACCACATGTGGTCATAGTGGGCACAACAGATAGTTCCAGAATGGAAGTTCCTACGGGTAATGGCAAATTCAATCCCAGACTTGGGCTAAAGAACATTGCATACAGTCATAAGATCAGCGGCAGTTACGGCACCGAATATGCGGGCACTGAATCAGCACCAATTGCATCCGATACCCTGTCTACACTCAGCGGAGTAGCCGGTAGTAACTATGCCCTGACTGACAACATAAAGCATGCAGTCAAAGAATACCTGGCATATTTGCATGTGCCTGAACTTAAATCTGTTACCGATTCCTGGATGATCAATTACTGGATCATGATATTGCAACAGGCAGGAGTGCAGGTTATGCAGGCAAGAGAAATCATGCCAGAAATATATTCTTACGCAGGACCCACAGAAGGTACAGACTCGGTACCCTGGGTATTTCACACAGATCGTGCAACACAGATTGCAGTACGACAAGGACTCAAAGAAAATTTTGGCATATGAAAAAACTAATAGTATGTGGTTGTAGCTTTAGTGCAGACAGCTTAGAACCCGGGCTGACAGGAACCGGCTACGGGCATCAAACAGCTCGGCGCCTGGGGTGGGACGTGGAAATCCTAGCACGTCAAGGATGCTCCAACGGTGGCATACGTGTGCAGATAGACGAAGTGTTACGCCAGCGCCCAGACTTTGCTATCATTGCTCCTACATTTCACGACCGTATGGAAATACCTGCTAGAGCTGCACCTTACGATTGGAATCAAAACAAAGAAAAGGGATGGAACCCATTCCTGCAAAAGTGGCTACAGGACCGCACACACCTGAATGGCTATGATCCTACAGCCGGTATTGACAATGTAAACTATGGTACAAATCCTTATCGTATGATCTGCGAAACCATTTTTAGTCTAGCAGAGAACTATGATCATCCTTATCGGTCAGCCAAGATCAACGCAGATACGCAGGCGGCAGTACGCCAGTACATCAATCACATGTATGATTCAAACTGGAAACTGCAACAGGACCAGTGGATTATACGTGACGGCATCATGCAACTATACTACAGCGGTATTCCGTTCCTGCTGATAGCCTGCAATATCTGGACCAGTGATACCGTACGAGATCAAATACCCCAAGTGGTACCTGATCGCTACATGACTCTAGACTACACGCACACTCCGGCTTATGCTGTAAATGAATGGCCATTTGCAGGCAAGGATCCTGGGTACCACGGCGATCCTCGCAGTCAAGAATATCTAGCAGACGTGTACTATAAAATTATTACTGAACAATTCGGAATCAACCCATGACCGACACTACCGTAACCAACTCTGAATCAGAATTTGACTGGTTCAAACACAACGGCATATACATGCCCATGATCAACGATACCTATCGCAACATACGCTACAAGCAGGCCATTGAGCAGGCAGTACCCGGCAAAGTGGTATGTGATATTGGTACTGGCACAGGACTGCTCAGTATCTTGGCTGCCAAGGCCGGCGCCGAACATGTCTACAGCGTAGAAATGGATCCAGGTCGTGCTCATTTTGCCAAGGACATGATACAACAGGTTGGACTAAGTGATAAAATTACCGTTATCAATGACAACTTCTACAACACCGACATTGCCGCAGATGTTTACATCAGCGAAACTATAGGCAGTCAATTGTTTAACGAATACATTATAGATATCAGTGCTCATGCCCTACGACATGGTGGTATCTTTTTACCTGGCAGTTTTGATCTCTGGTTGGAGCTGTATGATGATCATCCTATTTTTCCCTTGGTAACCAACTCTAGTCAGGCCTTTGAATTCCAGCCTGACATAGAAATAGATCCAGTATTTGAAACTGCGGTTAATCAAGCCTTTCAACAGAAACACCCACTGGACAATACCCTGTACCAGGCACAGGTAATCAATGGCCTGTTTACCATGTTGCCACGCTTTACTGATCTACGCCTAAACAAGGTCTACGAAACAGAACCTGTACGCATTGATCTAAGCCAACCCATTGATCAAAACAACATAAGATTGACTATTCCTGCAGACAAAATTACCGATGACAATACCAAGGTAGTTGTGATGTTTTGGACTGCCAACATGTTTGGTGATGTACGCATGCCGGTCAAGGAAACCTGGTGGGGCAATCCTATCAAAACAATTTTACCGCATGTTAGACAGGCCGGCAGTGACATATCCATGTGGTATGATCCAGCAATCTGCAACTGGAGACTCAGTTACTGATGCAGGCAGTGGCACTTGTAGCTCATCCTGACGATTGTGTTATATTTGCTTGGCCCTTTATTGAAGCTCATCCTGAGTTTGATTGGACCATTGTGTATCTGACCTATCGTGACACAGAACCCAGAGCATGTGAACTACGGGCTTACTGGGATCATCGTGGTATACCTACCATATTTTTGGGCTATCACGACACCTGGCTAGACATGGTACGCGGTAAAATCAGTTTTGATGAAGACCGGGCTGAACAGGATCTAATAGCTGTGGGCAATGCCAGCGACTTAATTCTAACACACAATGCCGACGGGGACTATGGACACATACACCATAAATTTGTTTCGGCAGCAACAGAAAAAATGGTGCCACCTAAGGTTTACTTTGCCAGCACATTCAACTATAATACACAATATGCAGTTCAGACTCCTGTGGAGCCAACTGAATTGCCGTTACACAGATCGGTAATAGAAGAATTTCACAACAGAAATACCGGGCTCTATATAGTAACACCGGAAGCGGATACTTTAATAAAGAAAAATAAATGAGAATATTAACCTTAGACAACACAGCATATCCAATGGATCAGATTCCCGACGAAATCGACGAAGTTCGTTTTTGTGTATTGGATAACAGCGACCCTAAAGATCCTGATTATTTTTATATCCCTTTAATCTTCTTGGAATCGTTTAACAGCCCGGCCTTGGTCTTACGCATTGGCGAGCACACTATTCGCATGCCGGTAGATTGGCAGATCTTGATTGGCGAGCCTGACTTTGGCGACCTAGAAGTAGTGCCACTGACATCAATCAACGACCGTGGTTTCAATGTGTTTACATTCAATCCGCTAACCAGTTACATGCCTGAATTCCATCCAGTGGAAATTGTGGACATTTATCAAGACGTCAAATGGTATTTCCCAAAACTCAAGCCTGGACAGATGCTGGCCATTCCTTTGACTGAGGGCGAGAAACCCATGTGTGCTTTCTTTATAAAGGATATTAGTCGCCAAAGCGAAGTGGTAGATTACGGTAAGGTATGGTAACATGGGTCGCCTTAAACCAGGTGCCACTTATGTGTATGAACGTGCCGACGGAGTGACCTACGCTAGAGAAGCAGGTGCACATCCAGGCGATCGTTTTCCCATTGGTTGGGACTACGACGTAGTCAAGAAAAATGAACAGGCTCTGCGGATCGAATTATGGGAACAGATACATCATGCCGCCCGTACTAATTCTGCTTTACAAGAAGCCATAGATCGTGTTATAATTGTGTATGAATTAACCAAAGGTGAAGATCCACCAGGATGGCATCCAGTATGAGTGACCCGTTAAATATCCGTAACGAAATGGCGCAGTTTGATCGCAAGAATAGAGATTTTTACGACAGCCTGACCGATGAAGAACGTAAAAAGTTCAGCCCATTCTTGATGATACGCTGGGGATCCAGTGTAGGCGGTGTGGCAGATCTACAGGCCTATTATGTAATGAGTTGCAACGAACGTTTGAACAAACATTTCTTTGATGTCAATACCGCACAGCATAAAAAACTACAATGGTTACTGGCCACAACCGTGAGTCCTGGTATGGGTACGCAGTATCATCAATGGATCGCTCCCAAGAAACGAGAAAACAACAACAAGGCCATAAAGTTCCTGCGTGAATTGTATCCTGAATTAAAAGAAGACGAAATCAAATTGATGTCGGAACTCAACACCAAGGATGATCTCAAACAACATGCTCGGCAACTTGGTTGGGACGATAAACGGATCAAAGACAGCATATGATTCAACAGCTGGTAGTAAATGGTTGTAGCTACATGGAAGGATATGCTCGAGGTAATGGGCATGTTGATCTAGCTCGGCAATTAAACATTCCACGTGCAGAAAGCCTGGCCATTGGCGGTAGTGCCAATTCTAGAATAATTCGTACTACACTCAAACATAGTTACCTAACGGAGACACCAACCTTTTATGTTATGGGCCTAACTTTTATCAGTCGTTGGGAATTGCCAATACTGACGGTTGACAATGAAAACACAAGTTTTGAAGGCCGCTGGTGTAATCCGCAAAATCAGGAGTTTTCCAGCAGATACGAACATTTTTGGAATCGTGCAGAATCGGAACAATTTGTAGAATTCAAACTAAAAACGGAAGTATACGGCACACTTGATCGTACAGAAGATTTAATGTATAATATGTTATCGGCAATAGAAAGTTTACAATCAAGAGGGCATGGTGTATTGATATATCAACAGGCTGATGATGGATATCACATGTATTTAGACAATCCGCGATTACGGTTGTTATCGAGTACTCCACATATCATTGATGGGTTTAGCTGGTGTGCTGTCAAATATCAACACGAGCAAGGTGTTGACAAAATGCCAACAGGACTGGGCAATTTTATTGGACCAAAAGATGTACCTGATCATATACGCCATCCCTTGCCGGGACAACATGCAGTTCTCAATAGATATCTTGTAAATTACATCAATGACCGAAACATTATATAAATGTCGTTATTGTGAAAAAGACTTTCGCAAGGAATCAACACTTGCGGTGCATCTGTGCGAGCAAAAGCGTCGTTGGCAACAGGAACGAGAAGTTGGAGTACAACTGGGACTCAAAGCCTATCTACGTTTTTATGAAATAACACAGGGCTCGGCTCGTATGAAATCTTATGAAGACTTTGTAACCAGTCCTTACTACAATGCCTTTATCAAATGGGGTCGTCACATGGTAGGCATTAGAGGTGTTAATCCTACCCAGTTCCTGGAATGGCTATTAAAGAACAACAAGAAGATAGATCACTGGTGTCGGGATGAGTTTTATGTAACTTATCTGCATGAATATCTAAGACGTGAAGCAGTACAAGATGCACTGGAACGTGCCTTAAAGGAGATGCAGGATTATGCAGATGATCACCTGGAGCTTAAAAACGGTTTTAGCGATTATTTTAGGTATGGCAATGACAATCGTGTGGTACACCATATTTCTACCGGTCGCATTAGTCCTTGGATTGTGTTTAATTGTGCGTCAGGTGTTGCATTTCTTGATTCGCTATCTGAAGATCAAGTTGGAATGATCATTTCCTGGATCGATCCCACTTTCTGGAATAAAAAATTCCAGGATTATCTAGCTGATTCTCTCTGGGTAAAAGATATTCTTAGACAAGCGGGATTATAGACCAGCCAACATTCTTGCCTTTAGTAGATGCAATACCTGTTTTTCCAATTAGTGTCATCCCTGAATAACTTAGTTTGTGTTCTTTACAAAATGCTTTAAGTGTACCGGTGATATAAAATACATCATTATACGGAGATGTAATTTTCCACGACTTAGCCATACCATTGTTTTTGCCTTTGGTGCTAGGTTGATTTTTCTTAATTAACGCAATGGTTTCTGCACTACGAGGTTTTCCAAAATTTGGATTTTTAGATCCTTTGTAATCTCTTTTAGCAATTCCTAATTTGTAGTTTGGACTATACGATGTATCACCGCCTGTTCCGCCATCTATTAAATTATGTAACACTCCGGTACCGATATCTTTTCTTCCATATTTTGTAATCAAATCAATTTCAAGTTTGAGTGCTTCTTTGTTGGTTAGATTAGTTTTAACTATTTCTATTCTTGATTTATCTGTTGGAACAGGAACTCGGTGAGGAGCATACGCACGATTTCCTTTACCTTTTCCTACGTAATATGGTATCCCATTTTCTCGTAAATATTGATAAACATAATAGATAGAATCAATTGACTGATCCGGTGAAGATGTGTTATTATAAATAGACATGCTGATAGTTCCTTATAAACTGTTAGAGCGGGTGGATATTTCGAGTATCGCGATCCGCACTATTATTTATCATAAATTATGAATACTATTAAACGATTTTCGAGTGATATCGACATTGACCTTGGGAATAGGGATGATGCGTTAAGGTTGTTACAACATACTCCTGCGGGTATTGTGCGGGACGGTAACCTAATTAAACATAATTCGGGTATATATGTGACTGATATTCCCGTAGATCCGTTTACCGGTATTGCTAGTATCGATTATAAAGTAGCAGAAGATCGAGGGTATATGAAATTAGATCTACTAAATGTTTCTTTATATACTCGTATAAAAGATGAGCAACATCTAGTTGAGTTAATGAATCAAGAACCAGAATGGGACAAGTTATACGACCCAGAGTTTTGTAACAAACTAATACACGTAGGTAATCACTACGATTTGCTAATTAAGTGCCCTGAAGCAGTTAATACCATACCCCGTCTGGCTATGTTTCTTGCGTTAATACGCCCAGGAAAACGTCATTTAGTAGGAAAATCTTGGCGCGAAGTGGCCGAAACGGTATGGGATAAAGATGATGAAGGTTACGCATTTAAAAAGGCTCATGCAATTTCTTACTCTCACCTGGTAGCAGTGAATATGAATCTACTCACAAATTCTAAAGCTATTAACTAACCTTGCGGATAAGGGTAATCGATTTACGCTTTGAACGTTTTGTAGCCATTTCTTTCAGGCTCACGTAAGGGCCCATTTTAATTTCCACATCTTTTGAATTCATGGTGCGCAAGCACCCTTTGAATACCATCCAGTCGGCTTTTAAGAACACATTGATTGGAATCAATCTGTTTGACTCCCACCACCAGGTTTCCCCCAGTTCCAGGAATATACGCTTGACATCTTCACTTTTGAGTAGGCCAAAGTCGTAAATTGTAGTAATAACTTCGTCTGAATTTTGTATGATACCTATGTAGTCATTGCCGCCGTAGGTGATGTGGCTCAGGTATGGGTATTGTGCGAGTAGTTGCTTGTAGTGGTCTTCCACGTTGTCCGATAAATAGTTATAAAGATGAGCAAATAATGATCACCGTCAAAGCATATTTATATCCAAATACAGCCGTGGTTCAAGTTTTTGATCCCGCGATATTTACAACAAGGAATCGCCAAGTGTACAGCCGCCCAATTAAAGTTTACCAGGGTATTGATAATCCCATACAAGTTACCGTTATGAATCAGGATCAAAAGCCTGTGAATTTGACTGGCAGTAGTGTGACAGCCAGTATACAGGATCCGGTCAATCAGGTAACTATCAACAGCTATGCAGTGACCTGGGCCAACATACAACTTGGACAGGGTACATTTACACTTGACGCCAACACCATCAATAGTTTGGAACAACGCTTCTACAAACTAACCTTCAGTGCCAATACAAGTGGCAATGTTAAACCAATCTACATTGATGATAACTATGGTGTTCCTTTGGACTTAGAAGTACTTCCGGCGTATTACTCTACAACTCCATAATCTGTTGACTTAACCAAAAACATCCTGTATACTATACAGAATGTTGAACTCTATTCGCGACTAAACAGTTTGCTTTAACTGTAAGTTGGATAAATATATGTATGAAATACATATACCTTATTACTTCCCCATCTGGTAAACAATATGTTGGCCAATC